GGTTTGGACTCTGAAGATCCGACTGTCGCGATATATCAGGACTGGGCTAAAGAAAACGGGATTAGCCAGGATGCTTTCGAGGATTTGGCCGGACGTGTTCTAACTATATCAAAGCAAGAACAGGAAAGCGCAGAATACGATAGTCGCGCAGAGATGCAGAAGCTAGGCAATAACGCTAAAGAAAAGATCCAAATGGTTGAGCGCAACTTAATGAAGGCTTCCTTGACAAACACTGAGCGAGATTCACTTGCTCAATCTTTAAATAGCGCGGATGCTATCAATGCGTTTGTAAAGTATCACCAATCGCTCACTAATGAAAACATCCCTATAGCTCCAGCAGTAAACCAGCCAGACATGACTAGGGCTGATCTTGAGGTTGCTATTGCTGATCCTCGTTGGAAGACTGACGCCCCTTGGAGGACCAAGATTGAGCAGAAGTGGATGCAGGCAAACGCTTAACACTTGCAATAAATATCGCTTGCGTGTATTTTGTGTTTAATGGATAACCTATTCGGCCCGTTAAATGTAGTAATCTACTGGTTGGCGCGGCCATAACGCGCAAGCGACCGCCCGAATTTCGGATAACGGCTCACGTTTTGTTGAAACTCATTAGGAGGTATCTGCAATGGCGCAGAACGTCACAACGGCGTTTGTTGACTTATTCGATTCAGAGGTCAAGCAAGCTTATCAAGCCGAATCACTACTTCGCGGTACAATGCGTACCCGTACAGGTGTAGCCGGTAACACTGTTAAATTCCCAAAGATTGGCAAAGGTGTTGCTACTATTCGCGTTCCACAGACGGACGTGACACCACTGAACGTAACCTATGCTCAAGTAACAGCAACAATGTCCGACTACATTGCTGCCGAATACTCTGACATCTTCCAGCAGTCGCACATTAATTTTGATGAGCGTTCTGAGTTGGTACAGGTTGTATCCAAATCCATCGCACGTCGCATGGATCAGCTTTGCATTGATGCAATGGTTGGCAACGCTGGTACAACTATTGCAACAAGTATTGGTGGCGCAGGGTCAAACATGAACATTGAGAAGCTTCGCGCTACTGCGAAAGCAATGAATGTTAAAAATGTTCCATCTGAAGGTCGTTACATTTTGATGCATGCAAGCCAGTTGGACGCACTTTTGGGTGAAACTGAAATCACAAGCCAGGACTTTGCTTCTGTAAAGGCTCTTGTTCGTGGTGAAATCAATTCATTCATGGGCTTCAATATCTTGACTATGGGTGATCGTGACGAGGGCGGTGTTCCTAAACCTTCCACACGTTCATGTTTTGCCTGGCACAAAGACTCAATGGGCTATGCTGAGTCAATGTCTCAGAAAACCGAAGTGAATTATGTCCCAGAAAAGACATCGTTCTTGGTCAGCTCAATGTTCTCTGCCGGTTCCGTAACCATTGATGCAGAGGGCTTAGTACAAGTCACTTGCACTGAATAAGGAGAACTAAAAAATGGCATTTACTCAAGTAGGATTTGCAACTATCGCCGCGTCTAAGAAAGGGAATGCGCCTAGCATGTATTCCTATATTAGTGCTGAAGCAAAAGCTACCGTAACTGGTGCTGGCTACTTCAATAGTCTAGCTGACACTCTCGCGGTTGGTGACCTTCTATATCATTATGATACGGCCACCCCAACGGCAACACTCAGCATTGTTCTGAGTAACAACGGCACAGTTGTCGATGTTACTGCTGGAACAGCCCTCGGTGTAACCTAAAGGATTGGGGCGGTTCGCCGCCCCTTTCTTACCTTTTGGAGAACGATAATGGCCGCTGGTGATACTTCGCTTTCAATATGTTCGGACGCTCTAATATTGTTAGGCGCAGCGCCTATCTCATCTTTCACAGAGGGCAGTGATGGCGCACAAGCGTGTGATCGCCTTTATCCTGATCTTCGTGACAACATCATTGCTAATTATATGTGGAGCTGGAGCGTGCAAAAAGCCCAGCTTGCTCGTTTGTCTACAAACCCACTTGATGAATGGAAGTATGCCTATCAGCTACCAGGCGATATGCTTTCCGGAGTCATTGCTCTGTTTCCCAACAATAGCACAAATCAATCTTCCGCTAAATATGGCTGGGAGATATACGGGGATCAACTGTACACAAACTTTGACAAAGTGTATATTGATTACCAAAGCACAGTATCAGAAAGCAAAATGCCAGTTTACTTTGTTCGCCTTCTTCGTACAGCTTTGGCGGCAGAGCTTGGCTTTGTTATTACTGACCAGCTTTCTAAATCAGATTATTTTCGCTCCCTAGCGTTTGGCTCTCCAGCGGATTCTAACCGTGGTGGTTTAATGCGAGAAGCAATAAACATTGATAGCCGTGGCAAGCTGCCACAAGTTATTGAGGATTATTCTTTAATTAATGTGAGAAACTAATATGCGGGTTGTACAGTTCCAAACAAATTTCTCTGTTGGTGAGCTTGATCCGCTTCTTCGCGCTCGTACAGATTTGGCACAATACCAAAACGCTGTTGAGGAAGCTACGAATGTAGTCATTCAGCCCCAAGGTGGATTTAAGCGCCGTGAGGGTTTGAAGTTTATCTATGACTTTGGCACAAGTTTTACTGACTTTAAGATAATCCCATTTGAGTTTAGCGTAACTGATAGTTACTCTTTGGTTTTTGTTAATCAAAGAATTTATGTTTTTAAAGCTGGCGTGTTGCAGACAAATATAAATAGTACGGGTGTTAGTTACATTGCCGCCACATCTATTACGGCTGCTATGCTGGATGAAATCAATTACACTCAAGCGGTTGATACACTTATTCTTTGCCACGAAGACTTGCAGACAAAGCGTTTAGTTAGAAATTCAGATACAAGTTGGACTTTAGAAAACCTTCCTCTGAAAAACCTACCTCAGTATGCGTACTCATTTGACACACATATGCCAGACTTCACAATTACGCCCAGCGCGTCTACTGGAAATATTACAATAACGGCCTCTGCCGCAACAACTGACACTGGAAATGCTCAAGCCGGTTCATCCAACACAATCACGTTAAAGTCCTCAAGTTCGTTCTCGTCCGATGATGGACCTAACGGAATGTTTGTTAAAATTACCTCTGGTACTGGATCAGGTCAAACGCGCCATGTTGAGGATTATGTTGCCTCTACAAAGGTATTAACGGTATATCCGGCATGGGATACTGCGCCCAATGGGACATCAAACTATTCTGTGCATCCTTTCGAGGCGGCGGCTGTTGGTGAATACGCTCAGGTAACAAGCACATTTGGCCGCGCCCGTTATGTTGAGTTTGTATCTAACACCGTAATGAAGGCTGTGACCGAAGTTAATTTCTTTGACACAAGTGGAATTATTGCTGGAAACTGGGAAAGTGAACATGGGTATGAAGATGTTTGGTCTAATGCCCGTGGTTGGCCCAGGTCTGCCGCATTCCATGAGGGGCGTCTATATTTTGGTGGATCTAAATCCAGACCAAATACAATATGGGGTTCTCAGGTAATTAATTATTTTGACTTTGGAGCTGGTAGTGGGCTTGATGATGAAAGCGTTGAGGCAACAATAAACACAAATCAGCTTAACAGCATTGTTAATTTATTTTCTGGAAACGACTTGCGCGTGTTTACTACTGGCGCAGAGTTTGCGGTTCTTCAGTCTGGCGATAATCCGATTACCCCTTCTACTTTCTTTGTTAGGCCGCAAACACGATTGGGATCAAAGCCTGGTCTTCCAATCGAAGATCTTAATGGTGCTACTGTATTCATTCAAAGGCAGGGTAAATCTCTAAACGCTTTCCAGTTTGGTGACACAACTGCGTCTTACCAGGTACAGCCCCTATCTGCTCTTAGCTCTCACCTTTTAAAGAACCCAGTTGACCTAGCCGCTAGACGCGCTGCCTCTACTGATGAAAGTGATCGCATATTTATTGTGAACGGGACAGACGGATCTATGGCCGTTTACTCTATTCTAGTAGGGCAGAATGTTATTGCGCCCAGCCGGTTTACTACAGATGGCGAATTTATTGCAGTATCGGTTGAGATTGCTGATGTTTATGTAATTGTAAAACGCACAGTAAACAGTCAAGTTAGGTATATGCTGGAGAAGTTTGATTCTAGTCTTACCCTAGACAGCGCCAAGACCGGCGGAGCTGCCAATTCAGTGGCAATGACACAGTTACAGGGAAAGACAGTAGCAATCATTCGTGATGGCGTTGTGCTGGCCTCTCAGACGGTTCCAGCCTCACCCTTTACAATTACCTTCACAACACCAGCAACGGCTAGTTACCAGGTTGGATTAGATTATCCGGTTACAGTTAGGACCATGCCAGCCGAACCTGTTCTTTCGGGCGGATCTGTGCAGGGATTTAAGAAGCGGATTATTCAAGTTGATGCGATTGTAAACAACACTCAAGATATGACCATTAACGAAAAACAAATTGCGTTTAGAAATCTTGGTGTGGATGTGCTTGACGAGGCCGTTCAGCCCTTTACCGGAACTAAGGTAGCGCATGGATTTTTAGGATTTAGCCAATCAGGGCAGATTACAATAAGTCAAAGTGTGCCTTTGGCTATGATCGTCTTGGGCCTTGATTATAGATTAAGCGTGGGAAATTAACATGGAACTAGCAACAGCATTTAAAGTGGCTTCAACGGTAGCAACGGTTGCGTCTGCGGCTGGTCAGGTTAAATCTGGCATGGCGCAAAGAGAAGGGTATAACCTTCAAGCTCAACAAGCAGAGCTTCGCGGCAGATCTGAAGCTATTGGATATAAGCAAAAGGGTGCTGATGCATTGCGAAACTTAAATGAAACATTAGCTTCAATTGTTGCGCGTGCTGGTGCTGGTGGTGTTGATCCTACTTCTGGATCTGCGGCTACCTTGCAAGGCTATGCAATGGGTGAGGGCGTAAGGGAGTTTAATATTGCTGCTGACAATGCCGCAATGGCAATTGGGCAGGCAAGTATGCAAGCTAACATTTACAGGCAAGCTGGTAAAACCGCGCAATTTAGTTCTAATATTTCGGCAATAGGTACTTTGGGTCAAGGCGCGTACCAGTACGGACAAGTATAGGAAAATAAACATGGCGGTTCTACCTAGATATCAGCGCATTGGAATTAGTGACAGGCAACCGCAGCAAATAGATTTTGCAAATAAGCGGGAAGAGTCGAGGCTTGGCGCAACCATTTCTCAGCAACTTGATCGTATGTCTAGTTTTGCTTTTGAAAAAGCCGGTGAGTTAGCAGTAACTCGCGGGGAGGAGCGTGTCCGTGAGGAGGGCGCAATACCTACTTTAAGGTCTATAACTGAGGCCGGTGGACCGACTAATATAGAAGAGCGCTCTGCCGTAAGCGCTGCAAATAGAATTGCAGTTGTTGAAATTGAAAGCCTTGCCAAACAAGATATGCAAAATCTTTCTCGCGATGCTGACAGGAACAATATGTCAATGTCTGCTTTTAATGAGTCGATGTCTTCTATTCGAGATGGATACTCTGCATCTATGGCTGATGTAGACCCAGTTGCCGCTGGTGTTCTATCCGCTAGGTTGGCTGATAGCTCTCTGACCTACGAGGGCAGATATTCTGATATAGTATTTACTAAAGCTAAAAAGGCTGCTGCTGTAAGGGTGTCTCAGATTATTACTACCGACTCTGATGAAATTATTTTTTTAGCAACTCAACCTGGTGTTAGGGAAAGTGACCTTCTGATTTTAGGTGAAAAGTTTTTACAGTCTCAAACTGATCTTGGCATAAAGGAAGAAACTGCAAAAAATGTTGTGGATCAAACTTTAAAAAAAGCAGTTCGTCAGAATAGGTTATATGTATTTAACAACGCTTCTGACATTAATCAAAAAAAAGCATTGCTTGAGGTGTACAATCAAAGCCCGTTGCCTGGACATAGTTATGAAGCAAATTTTAGTTTTAATGAAACTTTAAAAAATCGTTTAAATTCTGAAATTACATCAGAACAAACATCTACCGTTGATGATTTAAATAACGCTATTGTTGTTCTTGCCGCTACAGGTGAAACTAATGGATATAATATTAATGAAGAATTAATAAAAGATTTATTTCCAGAGGATATTGCCAAATCTCTCAAGGAAACGTGGGTTGATGCTCAAGAAGATGTTTTAAATCGCGGAACACTAAATAATATGGCTCCAGGCCGTGTTGATCAAATAACGTCTGATCTTGAAGCAGAAATTTCTACTGCTTCAGATCCGGCGAAGGCTGTGAGAAGACTTGCTGATTGGCAGAAATCTGTTGCTTCCAGAAACGATGCTATAAATAAAGATGCTGGTTTATATCTTGCTCAAACAGACCCAGAACATGCTGAATACATAGAAAGTATTTTTAGTGCTATAGAAGAAGGAGATCTAGGATCGGCTGCTAGGCGTTTAAAAAATTTGCATAGAGTTGCAGATGCAGAGTTAGATGTGCTTGGCGTTCCTAAAAGCAAAAGAAACTTCATGCCAAAGCCTATGGCGGCTCAAATCGTAAATTTTCTTCAAAGCATTGATAGCGATGTTGCTTCAGCTTCATTTAATGATATTGTAAGCGGGTTAAAATATGACGATGATACAAGCCTTGCACCACAGTTTATTGAAGAACTTAGGGCGCAAGGTTTGAAGCCAGAGTTTGTACAGGCAATGTATGTAAACAATCCAGCCGTACAGAAAGAGCTAGTAGATATATCAGTAATGAACGTTAACGAGATTGTGGTTGGGATGCCCAGTACAATAAAAAGTGACGTTGACTCAGAAATGGTTGACGCTTTAGAAGATTACCGAACAGCATATTTAGCTGGTGGTGGAGATCCTGCTAACAAAATATTTAATCAACAATTTGACACTATTGAAAAGCTTGCCCTTTCAAGATTAAAGAAGGGCGGCAGCGTTGCTGAAGCAGTAGAAAGCGCTATTAATGATTTAATACCGGAGAGCAGTCAAACAGTTGTTGAGCAAAGCGGAATATATATTGTTCCAATGCAATTTGATCCTCAAATTATACAACAAAATACATCACTGCTTATGAATGAGCAAATTCTTGCAGTGCTTGATTTGGATGTGCTGGATGCAGATCAATATCCAGAGTTTGTTGATAAAGCTGTAGCGATAGCTTCTCTTTCTTCTACAGGAAAGTTTCTAAATAACAGCACGGCCGATGGTCTAAGCCTTCATTATGACATAAATGGAACGTATCTTCCGGCTGGGTTTGAAGTTAAATTTTCAGAACTTCCAGGTTTGGTTTCCGAGCTTTATTCTGAAATAGATAGTGTCTCTGAATTTCCAGAGCAGGCCGCTGGTTTCCGTAAAGAGGGATTGTTGCAAGCGGATATTCCTGTGGGGGAAGATGCGGCAGTTGTCGATGGCGAGGTAGTTGTTGACGAAGCCGCTGGTTACGCCGCAGAGGCGCAGAAATTTATTGATGGGAGCAAATAATGCAACCACGGCCACTTAACACAGAAAACCGTATTCTTCGCATGACTGGCGCTGATGAGTTGCGTGTTACTTTGGGGCGTGCTGTGTCTGAGTTATCTTCTATGCCTATGGCTGGAACCTTAATCTCAAGAAAAATGGAACAGTTTCGTGCAAAATCAGATGTTTTTAGCGAAGACGAGAAATTAGAAATCCTTGAGCTTGAACAGCTTCAATCTGATCTTGAATATAATTTGGCCCTTGAGGTAGACCCTATAGCCCGTGAGTCCATAACCTCTCAGCTTGATAGCATATACAGTCAAAATAAAACTGTAAAAGATAGATTTACCGAACAGGCTTTAGAAGAGGGCAGACTAAAAAGTCCAGAAGATTTAAACGAACAATATAAAGATCTTGGATTAAAGTTTGACGCCCCCACATCTCAAGAAGAAGCCAAGCTTTTAGCTAAAGGTAAAAAAGAAGAAATAATTAGAAACGCAATTATATCTAAAAGCCCAACAGGTCTTATTCCTACGGTGGCAAAATTTGGTGGCGGAATGTTGGCAGTTGCTTCAGATCCACTTGAAGTTGCCTCAATGTTTATTCCATTTGTAGGGCCAGCGGGAAGGGCTGCTTCCATTGCTAAGTTAGGCAGAGTTGCAGGCAGGGCTAGGGTTGGCGCTATTGAAGGCGTGGGTGGTGCTTTACTGCTTGAGCCTTTGTATTACGGATTATCAAAAAATCAACAGCTTGATTATACAATGTCTGAAGCTCTTCTTAATGTTGGAGCTGGTTTATTCTTAGGTGGTGGTATCGGAACTATAGCTGGTATGGTAGCGCGTGCCCCTATAAATCCCAAAGCAGTATTGGATGCTGTGGGCGGAGACTTAGAAAGTATAATTCGTACCGAACTAGACGCCGTTGAAATTCCTGTTCGTTTAGAAGTGAGTCAACCAGCAGTAGCGGCCAGAGCCCCAGAAGCCAAAGCAAGAACCGCCGCTCAACAAAGCAATGTTCGCTCTGCATATATGACTGCAATACGTCAGTTCGTAACGGATCAAGGCATACAGGTTGATATGATACTTACAAAGGGACCACGAAAGCCAACAACGCTTAGTGAGTTTGTTAAAATATCAGGTGGCATAAACGATCAAGACCCAACATTTCGCGGCGAATTAAA